ATGAACCCACAACAGCTAATGCTCACAGCTGAATTGATTATGGAGGAATACTACTACCTGCGCGTTGATGAGTTCCGCATCTGCTTCCGCATGGCAATGAAAGGTGAGTTTGGCCCTGTGTATAACCGAATTGATGGACAAGTTTTTTTTGAATGGATTCGTAAGTTCATGGGCAAAAGACAAGCAATCAGTGAGCGCATTAATTTGGAAAAGCAAAGCAACAACAACATCTACGAAATGTTCCAACATCCGCAGGTGGTTGATGCTATCCAACAGGCAGCGGATAAACTCAAGATTGAACAAGCACCTGAACCGGAAGCAAAGCGTGCCACACCATCACGATTTGAACAGATGCTGATGGACGAGTACGATGAACTGCCTACATGGGACAATGATATGCGCTTCCGTGTGTACAACAACAAGCCTTACCAGTTCACAGAGTTCAGGAAGGAACGTTACCGCGAATTGATTGAACAACAAAATGAGTATTAATATGGTTGATTTGCATGATTTGTCTTTTTTATTTTATGAATACAGAAAAGAATATATTGAGCATGGCTATGAAAGACAATATGATGGATGCGTATATGCGCTGTACAATCCATTAACAGGATTAACTAAAATTGGTATAACCTATAATTGTTATCGTAGATTACGCGAATTAGTTACGCAAAGTGGATGCAGTCTAAAATGTGTAGCTATAGGATTTAATGAAGTAGAAATGGATTTAAGCATTGACTTAATTGAAAAATACATTCACAATTATTACAAGCAATATCGTGTAGTTGGTGAATGGTTTAATCTTAGAAAAACGCAACTTTGTTGCTTAGCAACTTTTTTGTGCTGGGATTTTGCACTTGGTAGTACCTGTTGTTTTACCAATGATAAGGATATAAACAAAGTATTGTCCATCAAAAAACTTAAAACAAAATGAAACAATACGATATAGCAAAAGAAAACGAACTATTGCGAAAGCTTGTTATCTTAGCAATCAGAAGAAGTATGCGCCCATCAATGCAAGACAATCAAGCGATGTGGCTACTGCTTAACGAATTGCATCTAATGACAGGTAATGATGATTATAAGCTATGACAATAGGTGAATTGTGGGATAAGTTAGCGCAGTACCCCGATGATGTCGATGTATACGTTGGATATGTCGAAGGGCATAGCGTCATGCACCAATGGTTTGAGGTAGTTGAAACCACAGCACTGAACGGAAAAGTGACCATCTCTTTAATGGTCGATGATATCGCAATAATTCAAAATTAATACAATGAGTAACTATCAAATGCAAGAGGGTCAGTTCACCCTATTCAAGAACACGAAAGGTGCTAACAATGCACCACAGTACACAGGTGAAATCATGGTTAACGGAAAGAAGATGCGCCTTGCTGCGTGGGTTAAGGAAGGCAAGAACGGCAAGTTCTTTTCAGGTAAGATGAGCGAACCACTAGTGAAGCGTGAAGAAGTAGATGAACAACCATCAGGTGATTTGCCGTTCTAATGATTGAGTATCTACCGAAACAAAATGAAGCATTGCGCGTACTGGGTAACTCACACCCGGCACGTGTGGTGCTATTCGGTGGCGCAGCGGGCGGAAGTAAATCGTTTATCGGATGCGCGTGGCAAATAAGTCGCAGGTTTAAGTATCCGGGCACACGCGGGTTGATAGGTCGAAGCAAACTAGACACGCTAAAGAAGACCACGCTAAAGACATTTTTTGAAGTGGCAAACATGATGGGCTTAGTACCGAATGAACATTTCACAATTAACAATCAAACAAATATTATTTTACTTGCCAATGGCTCGGAGATAATACTGAAGGACCTTTTCGCGTATCCATCGGATCCAGAATTTCACGCCCTAGGTGGTTTGGAATTAACAGATGCCTATGTGGATGAGGCTGCACAGGTATCAAAGAGAGCAATCGATATACTCCAGTCCCGCATTCGATATAAGCTAAACCAATATGACCTCAAACCAAAGATGTTGCTTACATGCAACCCTTCAAAAGGATGGTTGTACAACGAGTTTTACTCCCCGTTTAAGACGGAAAGCTTACCGCAACATCTTGCGTTCATACAATCATTGCCAAATGACAATCCGCATCTACCCGAATCGTACCTTGAAACGCTGCGCATGTTGCCTGAAGTGGACAGAAGACGCTTATTGGATGGAGATTGGGAGTATGATGAGTCCGTAGACAACCTTTACCAATACGATGACCTTGTGCGCTGCTTCCGGGATGAAGAAGCAAAAGGTGAAAAGTATATCAGTGCGGATATTGCACGCCTTGGAAAAGACCGTAGTGTCATTTGCGTGTGGCATGGATTGCATCTAATCGAAATACATGAACTACGCAAGCAACCAATCACTACTGTTGTATCTACCATACGCCAACTATGCGACAGGCATAGCATCAAACTATCCAACGTGATCTGTGATGAAGATGGTGTCGGAGGGGGTGCGGTTGATACGCTCCGTTGTAGAGGATTCCTTAATGGTGGGCGTGCTAAGCAGGCAGATAAATTCACCAACCAAAAGGCTGAGTGTTATTTCAAGCTTGCAGAATTGATTGAGCAGAACAAAGTAATCTTCAAAGTTAATCAGTTCCGGGATGTGATAGTGCAGGAACTGGATATGATACGCAGGCGGCAACCGGAAGCCGATGGAAAGTTAGCCGTAATCAGTAAAGAAGAAATAGCACGCATGCATGGCAAGAGTCCTGACTATGCTGATGCCATAATGATGCGTATGTACTTTGAACTATTCCCCAATTACGGCAGCTATTCGTGGGCGTAGTTTACCCGTTAGGGTATAAACAAGGGTAATTTTAATAAATTATACCCTTGTAGGTATAGTTGAGGTGGTTACAATCTGTAACCGATTGAAGCTAACACATTGATTCTCAATAACACGTTTGTTAAAATTTGTTAAAATTGCATCTCGCCTATTGCGTGGTGTAAAAAGTTACCTATCTTTGACCCATCAAACAACAACAAAAACACAAAGCAATGACAAACACAATTCAACCCGGCACAACAATCACTGCAACTTTCATTGGTGATTCTAATTTGAAAATGACGGCTCAAGTTTTATCACGTAAAGGTGATTTTGTAACTTGCCTATGCAATAAAGAGATTATCCGCAAAAAAGTAAAAGTAGGATTTGACGGAAGCGAGTACGTTATGTTGCTCGGTAGCTATTCAATGGCTCCAATGTTTTACTAAAAATAAACAGGGGCGCGGCTGTAACGCGCAATATTTAAACATTAAAAACAACACACATGAAAACAACATCGACTATCCTTCGCTACGTTGTAGCCATTATCGTAATCTTCGCAATCCTTTCTTACTGCCAAGAACTCAACGATTGCCTTGCTAAGTATTAATCTATAATCAATAATAACATGAACTTTCACAAAGACAATCTAGAAGCATTGCAGAAGTTTCAGCAGATGCTCAATGCAGAGCCTGATGAACTGGGTATTGAATCAACACCCGATAAGAAAGCACGCACGCTAGTCATTAGCCACGTAGAAACTACACTTGATGAATTATTCTTTGGACATTGGCGTACTGAGAATTTCAAGTGGGCGGTATTAGCTAATGAAGTGCAGGCATCAATGGATTTAGTGGTGATACATCCCATCAGCGGATATGAATTAAGGCGTACAGGGGCGGCATCTGTCATCATTATGGTGGACAAAGTACCCGATAATGTAACAGGCAGCGACCGCAATAGATGGGCATTAAACCCCGATAATAAAAAAGCTAATGCAATGGACTTAGCATTTGGTAAACTCAAAGCAGAGTGCCTTAAAAACGCTGCATTGTCATTAGGCAAAGTGTTTGGCCGTGACCTTAACCGCAAGAACAAGGACACATACAAGCCATTCAAGTTGAAGGGTGCGTTAGGCAGGGGGCATGAGCAGGATGTGCAGTATGTGCGTGAACTTATCGCAGCTTCAACCGACCTCACACAGCTTCACAAAATCTTCAAAGCCTGCAGCCCTGAGGTACTTGCCGAGGTAGCTGACGAAATCAATAACAAAAAGCAACAGTTCGGAATTTCCGAATAGTTGTAT